CTTATGATGCTGCAAAGCATTACACGGATTATCGTATCGCTTCTCAATGTATTTTAATTGCCAATCAATCTGTTTGTATCCATCAACTTTACTTAAGTATTCAGATCTACCTTGAGGAATACCATAGTGTGAACCATTCTTGGCTTTAGGATTCCATCTAGATTCTTTGTAGTTTAATTCATCTAAACAATAGAATTGATCTATATCATTAAGCTGTATGAAAGCCCATTGTCTGTAATGATTGGTCTTATCTAATGCAACGGAATCATTCTTTAGAAAGGCTGTTGTCATTACCAATGACAGAGATATCACCAAACCAAACCTTGCGATCTTTCTGCTTCGCAGATCGCCCTTTCGCTCTGAAAGCGAATTTGCGTTTAAGGGTATCACATCACTCCAAATCAATTAACATAACCGCAGGTCAGACGGCAAGTCATTTACTAGCAACCAATGAACATGTGTGGCAGGGCTGATCTACAAACTGCCATGAGCCACACTTATCACAGCGAATAACAGGCTCTTGAGTGTCAGTTGCTTCAGCTAAATTCTTTGTGCCGATAGCGCAGCATTTAAGGCATTGGAATACTCTGAAACCATCAGCTGCTTTGTAACCATCCATCCAGATAAACTCTGAATTGGCTGAACAGAAATTGCATCTAAACTTAACCACCTTTACCAGCCCATCCTGTGCCCTTGAAAATCGCTGGAACTGCTGAATAGACACGACTTAATTCAAAGCCACATACTTGACAAAGAGGAATTTCGTGCTGCATCGGAAGATCCAATACAATACTCGACCCCTCTCTATCACAAGCGTATTCGTAATTCGGCACTATGGAATCCGATTGATTGAATGACAGGAATAGCATCGAAGCAGATCGCCCTCATGAAGTAATCTGTCATCGTTGCAAGTATCACAAACAATCGTTGATGGTTCGACCCTAACTCCATTATCTGTAAAAGTTGCAGTTAGACCAGAGCCATCAATCATTATCATTTCGCCCATTTAATCCTCCTCTCTAAAGAACCAACTGCCATTAGCAGCTGTAACTGCCCACTTAGCATTGCATTGCTCACCTTTCGGTGCGCTGCATACATAACCATAATAAGGCTTACCAGTTTTAGCAGTTCCCTCTTTTAAGATCATTAAGCCATGTGAGCATTCTTGCTGTTTAGGTTTGGTCGATAAGGCTTCTGCAACATCAGCGACTGACCAAGTTGTCGGTTCGCTTGCTGGCTTAGCATCATCTGCAAATGACTTTCGGAGTGCCATTTCAATAATCTGCGAATTGCCACTCTTGCCATAAATGTTCTTAATTGGTTCACTTTCAACCTTTCTCATGTCATCTTTTGTAGCTGTTTTGTCTGATCCTTTGAGAATAATTATTGCCCTCCCAAGAGCTGATGTGGCGGTATCTTCAACATAAAACTTTTTCATGTTTTGGATATAACTCTCTCTCGCACCAAATGCAACATTGCTAACTGCTGGTGATGTGTCTTTGCTATCTCGCCACAAAGTCGCTTGAATCAAAATATAACCATTAACTGCATCATGGCTGATCACAGATATATCTGATCTGCCTGATGGGAAGTTGGATATAAACCATTTGTTCAAAGTAGCCACATCTTCATAATCTGCCAAATTGAAAGCCATTAGTTAGTCCTCCCAGTTTTCATCTTTGACTGCATCAAGCACAGTTTTATAGACAGATCCATAGGCAATGAAGTCTTTAATGCTGTCGTAATGATCTGGGGTTTCACTAAGCCTAGAAACCTTGACCAACGCCATACATAAAGCAGCTTGGTGTGGTGTGATTGGGAAGTCGAGATAAGCAGACCATAAGCCCGCAATTCTTTTGTGGTTATAGTATGGATGTCCGTAGACACTTCCGCGCTGTTGGATCGTAGTAATGACCTCATCAAACAGGCTTTCAGTTTTTGTCATAATCAAACACTTGATCTCGCTTGCTATCTGTGATTCTGCGGTGCATGTCGTAGCCATCTTTACGACCTTTCCAGTAACCTGACTGAAATGCATTATCTTTGATTGTTGAGTAAATGCCCCAAGCAATAAAATAACCTAATGTGCAATAAAGCACTATCCAAGGTGCTGTTGTTTCTATCATGCGCTCACCATAATTTTGTCAGCGTAAGCCAATTTCCAATCGAAACCATTTGCATCATCAATAGCATAAGCAGCTAAAATTCTTGATTTGTGAATTTCAGATGCTCTATGACCAGATGGTCTTTTGCAGCTTAAACCTGTTTTTGCTGAACAATCAGGACAATCCAAAGATCTTGGACAAACATCTCCACGAGTAATGCCATCGCACCATTCGCATTTTCTTTCATTTGATTTCATGTCGCTCCCTTACATATCCACAGCATCTCTGTGAATACATAAAGTTTGACCTAAATCAAGCTATTTATCTACCTGAGTGTCGGCGTGTTCTATAACGATTAGATAACATTAATATCCTCAAATTCATCGATATGATCATCAATCGAACGATCCCGATAGTCGGTTTCAAGCCCCATAAGTCCTTCGGTTGTATGTAAAACTGCCATCATGATTAACTGGGATCAGCTCTACTTGATGTCCTTTATTGCCAAAACTAAGCACAGTAAAGCCCATGTTCCAATCGGCTGAATTGTATTTAAGATAAGAGGCTTTACGCATATCCATCAGATGTCCTGCCTCAATGCCCCAAATCGTTGAATAACGCCCGTTTAAGCCAGTTTGGTGTCGGACTGCACCCTGCCTATGCGAATGCCCACAAACAACGCTAGAATGCCATTTCTTGGCTAAATTAAGCCCTGTGATACCTGCGTGCTTAGACATGTTACCTTCATCGCCATGAGCCAAGTGCCAGCCCTTTTCAAACTCGTAGGCTCTCTTATGAAATTTAATTCCTAAGCTGCTGAAATCCATGAACTTGTCATAAGCCAATTCTGGTAATCCAATAAGTGATGGCGCACCTTTAAGCAATGTTTGATAAATGCGATCCGTATGGTTTGATCTGACTATATCTGTGGTGCCAAGATCATAAAGAATTTCTTGACCTAGTTTTCTTTCATCATCAAGTGTTTCTGCAAATTCTAACTTCGTATTTTTTGCCCAACGCGACTGACTGCCTAGATCCATTTCATCACCAACATTTAACACAAAGTCAAACTTCTCATGGCGTGCCATTTTAATTAGGTTAGACACCGCTTTTGGATGGTGTAGTGGAATTTGCAGGTCAGGCGTTACGAGATACCTACGGTTAGCCTTAATCGTCATCCTCATCGTCAGTTGGATCTATGGAAGGAATAATCCCACCATCGCCTACGACCCAATCAGGAAAAGTCTTATGCTCGGTCATTAACCAGAATGCGTGCTCTGGAGTAAATCCTGCTTTACGAGCTGCTTTATAACATTCGTGCAACGCAATGTAATGCGCATCAATCTTTGTTGGATCAGGAGTTTGGCGAACTACGCGACGATTGATCTTTTTGCGTTTGATAGGTTTTCGTGTGTTCGCCATAAAATAAATTATCGCTTAACTATTAGAGAATACAGGTCATCAACACGCTGTTCTAATCGATCAATCGAATCACGCAAACTTGAGCCACCATTAGGCTTGAGTTCTTGCAGGTAGGATTTAATAACCCAGCGTAGACCCAGTAATAAACTTGTTGAAATGGCGCATACGCCAACGGCTATACCAACCCATTCGTTCGCTGTCATTTTGCATTAACGCCATAATCAACTTCTTTGCCTGAACTTGGATCAATTGCTTTTGCAACAGGTGCAACTATTGAACCAAGTAGAATTGCATATTCTGGTCGGATATCGGCTGCAATTGCCAATAAGACTGTAATACCACTAGCTGCAACAGCTCTTAGATATGACTTGATTGCTGCCTTGTGTTTGTTGGTTAGTTTCATTACTTACCTCCTAGTAGTGGGATGTTAAAGAACTCGCCTTTTTGATTTGGTTTAAATGAAATGTGGATGTGTCGCGTGTGTGGGTTAATTCCACGATATTTCACAAATCGCCAAAATGACTTAGCACTAGCAATTTTGCCACAATGAATTATGTAACTAATTCTCTTATCGCTTTTTGCAGCAACTCTAATTTGCTCTGCTAAATAAATGCTCATTTCAGGTTGATCGCATAATTTGGCATCGACATCGATTGCACAAACCTCACCAGTATTAGGCAGCGGATTGTGATCGCTCTTAGTGTTTTGATGCTTTTCGTTTCCGATCCAACCATCGGACTTGCGAGATCTATCCGCAAAACTGTCGTCAATTTGCTCCCGCATTTGAACAGCAGCTTTAGATAACCAAGCCTTCATTAGCCAAGTAACAATTTTGCTTCATCGGCTGTAATGCCTAATTTGTTCAACAATTCTTCACGAGCAGTTGCTTGTGCTTTGGCTTCGGCTTCGGCTATTTTTTTTCTTGCAGCTACATTAGCCTCATCAATTTTTTGTTGATCTTTTTCGGCTTTGTTTAACTCACGCTCTACTACTTCGCCTGTTTCGCAATTAACAATTGTTTTCATATTTTTATCTCCTATGCTATTCCATAAAGGCGAATTGATGTATTAGTTTCATTACTCATAGTTGCAGTTCCACTTAACCTAACAATGTCTAGTGTGGTGATTGCAGAAGTGCTATTGAATATCCCATTAAAAGTCATATATTTTTTAGAGTTATCAGGATTATCTCTAAATGTTGTAAAACCCCAATAACGCTTTAATTT